TATTACTAATGAGTTTCAAAAAAGGATTCACGGTCAAAGAACCTAAAAAGAAGAAGACCAAGAAAGATAAGAAGGAAGCGTCTTTCAAAAATCCTAAAGCAAGTTATTATAAATTCGTGCAACCTAGAGGATTTAATGCTATGTTGCAAAAAAAACAGAAGAAAACTTTAATTACATGAGGAAATAATGGCAGTAGAAAAACCAATTGTTGCAGGTGAAGCTATAATAGAAAATGAATCACCTCTTGATGTTTCATTAGTCGAGGATATTGGGGCAGAAATCACGCCTACAGAAGACGGTGGAGCAATCGTTGGAAACGTTGAAGAAGAAATTGCTGTTGACTTTTCATCAAACTTAGCAGAATCTATAGATGATGACGAGCTCAACAATCTATCAAGTGAGTTAAGACAACAATATGAAGATGATAAAGAGTCACGTTCGGATTGGATCGACTCGTACACAAAAGGTTTAGACCTCTTAGGGTTTAAATACAATGAACGCTCTCAACCCTTTCAAGGTGCAAGTGGGGTTACACATCCCCTCTTGGCTGAGAGTGTTACGCAGTTTCAAGCACAAGCCTATAAAGAATTGTTACCAGCAGGTGGTCCTGTAAAATGTAATATCGTTGGTGATGTTAATGCAGAAGTAGAAGCACAATCACAACGAGTTAAAGATTATATGAATTACATGATCACGGATCAAATGGAAGACTACGATCCTGACATGGATCAAATGTTATTTTATTTACCACTAGCAGGTTCAAGTTTTAAAAAAGTATATTACGATGCTGATTTGGCAAGACCAGTAGCAAAGTTTGTTCCTGCAGAAGATTTAATTGTTCCATATTTATCTACCGATTTAGATACAACAGAGAGAGTTACACATGTTGTTAAAATGTCAAAGAACGATATTCGTAAAGCTCAATATGCAGGTCTTTATAGAGATATTGATTTAGAAGATCCTTATGAAGAGGAAACTTCTGTTCAAGAAAAATATAATGACATTCAAGGTGAAAGAAAACCAAACAATACAGATAACTATACTTTATTAGAAGTACATTGTGATTTAGACATAGAAGGTTTCGAAGATAGAGACGAGGAATCAGGAGAACCTACAGGTATAAAGATTCCATATGTTGTTACCATTGATGAAGGATCAGGAAAAGTTTTGGCTATCTATCGTAACTACAAAGAAGGTGATCCAAATAAAAGCAAAATCGAATATTTTGTTCACTATAAATTTTTACCGGGTCTTGGTTTTTATGGCTTTGGCCTTATCCATATGCTTGGCGGACTCAGTAGGACGGCCACGTCCGTTTTGCGTCAACTCATTGATGCTGGTACACTATCGAATTTACCCGCAGGTTTTAAAGCAAGAGGTCTTCGAATTAGAGACGATGATAGTCCAATTCAACCCGGAGAATTTAGAGATGTTGATGCACCAAGTGGTGACTTACGAAACGGATTACTACCTCTTCCTTATAAAGGACCCGATCAAACATTATTCGCCTTACTAGGTTTTTGTGTTGACGCTGGTAGAAGATTTGCAGCAGTAGCTGATGGAAAAATAGGAGAAGGCTCACAAGCTAATCCCGTTGGTACAACAATGGCGTTACTAGAACAAGGTTCTAAGGTCATGAGTGCTATTCATAAAAGATTACACTACGCACAGAAAAAGGAATTTAGAATTTTAGGCAGAATAATGGCTGAATTCTTACCACCAGAATATCCGTATATGGTAGCTGGAGGCAATAGACAAATTAAACAAACTGATTTTGATGAAAGGGTAGACATTATACCTGTTTCAGACCCAACAATCTTTTCTATGTCGCAACGTATTACGTTGGCACAAACACAATTACAATTAGCACAGTCAAATCCACAGATTCATAACCAATATGAAGCATATAGACGTATGTATCAAGCAATGGGTGTACAACAAATTGATCAAATACTACCTCCACCTCCACAACCACAGCCAATGGACCCAGCAATGGAGAATTCACAGGTTTTAATGCAAAAACCACTACAAGCTTTTCCAGAACAAGACCATATAGCTCATATTGATGCGCATCGTGCCTTTATTTCGTCGTATTTGGTAAAAAATACACCAAATATTATGGCATTACTGCAGTCTCACATCTCTCAACACATAAGTTTTGTAGCAAGACAAGAGATTGAAGCTAAAAATGGACCAATATTCCAGCAACAAGCTGCACAATTTGGTGGTCAACTACCACCAGAACTAATGCAACAGTTCCAAATGCAGAATGAAAAAGAAATTGCTGTAAGAATTGCAGAATTAACTAATGAAATGGTAGCAGAAGAACAAGAATACTTAGAAGGTATGACGAAAGATCCACTTGTTACACTAAAAGAACAAGAATTAGGTTTACGTGCAGAAGAACTAGAACTTCGTGCACAAAAAGATGGAGAGAAACAAGCACTCGAAGAACAAAAAGCTGCCGTTAGTGCAACTCAAAATCAAGAAAAGATAGATAACGCAGATAAACATGCAACTATTAGAGAAGGAATATCACTTGCAAAGTTAAGTGAATAACCTTAACTATTAGTTATGGATACTCCAACACAAATATTAGAAGATTATTTTAGTGGACTAATGACAATCGTTGATCAGTCTACTAAATCACAAGAAGATCAAATTTTAATGGCAGGTGCAATGATGGCTGTTGCTAAAATGTTATATCACAATAATCTTACGGAAGATGAACATAATAATATTTTACATCATAATGTAAGAGACTTGCTAAATCTTATAAAACCAACTATACATTAATCATGACTACAATGACCAAAGAAGAATATAAAAAACATTTACAAAATACTACTGACAAAGATAGAGAAGAAAGTCAGGCAAGAGTAGCTAAATTAGAATACGAACAAGAAAATCCAATTGAAGTTACAATAAAAAAGAAACCTAAAAAACCTAAGAAAACAATTAATCCAGGTAAAGGTGGTAAAGGTAATTATAAGGTTAATAAAGAAAAAGGTGGTAAAGGTAATTTCGCTAGAGGCGGTAAAGTAGTTAAAATGAAAGATGGTGGTTTTCCAGATCTAACAGGTGATGGTAAAGTTACTCAAGCAGATATTTTAAAAGGTAAAGGAGTTTTTAAAAAGGGTGGTTCAGTGAATAAGAAAAAAATTATCCGTGCTGCGAAACGTGGCTTCGGTGCAGCAAAGAGAGGTTTCTAATGAAATTTAAAAATGCAAAAATGACTACTGTAAATGCAAAAAATCCTTTTCCAAGCATGAAAGTTGGATCAGATGCAGCGATGACTTTCCCTGCTTTTGTTGTAAAAAACAACAAAGGTGCAGGTCCAAAAGGTCAGACAAGCAATGCGCAGATTAAAAAAGTAGCTTTTAAAGGCGTAAAATAGTATAATCCCGACTTTAACAAAGGAGGTTCTATGAACTTACTAAAAGATCTATGGTCACACATTAAAGAGTGGAGTGACTGGCAAATGAAAGATTGGATCAAGGCCGCTATTGTAGCGATCGTTGTTATCTGGATAATTAGCTGGATGACAGGCGGAGCAGCATAGTGTTACAAGCTCTCGGAGGACTATTAGGCGGTAAAGGCGGAGCCTTAAAAACCATCGCAAAAGTTGTCGACGAGATTCATACATCAGAAGAGGAAAAATTAGACAAAAAGATTTTGATGCAACGCATTCAACAAAAGCTTGCAGAAAAGCAATTAGATGTTAATGCAAAGGAAGCCAGCCATCGCAGCGTATTCGTTGCTGGCTGGCGACCAGCTATAGGATGGGTAGGAGCCTTTGCGTTAATGTTTGAATTCATTTTATCTCCTTGTATAGAATGGTATGCAAAGTTTTCTGGAATGGATATATCTGCTCCGTCCATAGAAACTGGGCCTCTTCTAGCCGTAGTCACCTCAATGCTCGGAGTCGCTGGCATGAGAAGTTTCGAGAAGGCACGAGGTCTTACTAAGTGACATACGACGAATTAGCTGGTTCCGTAAAATTATCAGAAGGCTTCAGAGATCACGTTTACATAGACACCGAAGGATTTCGCACAATAGGTTGGGGTCATAAAGTAGTACACGAAGATAAATTTGAAGATGGTAAAACATATACCAAAGAAGAATTACAAGAAGTATTTGATAAAGATTTAAGTAAAGCAATCGGTTTGGCAAGACAACTTATGGAAGAGTTTGATGTAAGAGATTTGCCTACAACCGCGCAACACACCATTACCGAAATGGTATTTCAACTTGGAAAATCAGG